GCAACTGGAGAGAGTTCGACGGTGGCATCATTGCCCATGCCGGAGGCGCTGGAGGTTTCGGCTGAGGATGGCACAGAGCATTTTCCTTTGACGAGCACCCGACCACCATTATCAAGCTTGCGCCGAAGAGCATCATTTTCAGCTTTCGCATCAGCCAACTCCTTCGTGTATTTAGCATCGAGTACATCAGCAGCACGCTGGCGTTGCTGCATGTCAGTAATGGTGGCGGTCGCCTGCTTCAGCTCACTGACTTTTTTATCACGCTGTTCTTTGTAGGCGATGGCGTTATCACGGTAATGATTGACCGCCCACGACAGGCAGACGATGATGCAGATAACCAGAGCATAAATAATCGCGGCGACTCTGCTCACTGATCTATCCCCCAACAGGCTAATGCGCTTTCCTGGTCACGACGAATAACCTGTCCATAGCAGTTATTTGAACGTATGCGGCAATCGCGCCCACCATCTTTTATCCACCAGCGAATCGCCTCGCATGCACCCTTACGATCACCGGCATTCAGCCGCTTATAAAACGTCGACGGGAAACACTTACCGGGGCCAATGTTATAGGGACAAAATGACGCTATACCCGCTTTCTGTGGTTCGGTCAGTGGCACTTTAATATTGCGCTCCACCCATGCCAGCGCCTTATCCCGTTCAATGGCGTTAACCTGGTCGCATTTTTCCTTCGACAGTTTCATACCGGGAAAAACGGGTTTTCCATCCACCACCGTGGCACCCCGACAGATGGTCCAGATGCCGGAACCATCGCGGTATGCCGTTGTGTGGTTACCTTCTTTTTCATTCAGAAACTGGTCGAGAATATCAGGCGCAGGCGCACCGACGGCAATCAGTGCCAGAACGGCAGCCGACAGGCCGTATCTGATTTTTACGTTCATGGATATTTATCAGGATTTATCGGTTTCTGAACCCTGGATATGTTTATCTGTCCCGGCCTGTTGAATCAGGCAAGGAATAGTTAAATACAATAGAGAGGATTGTTTATGGACAATAGCACCATTTCTCTACAGGAGTTGCTCGACTGCATTTCCAAGCTTCGGGATGATGTAAATGCCCTTACTGTCGCATTTTCATATCTGGCATTCTCAATTCCCAAGGAACAAATGCAACCAACACTGGCATCGCTCCAGCTTGAATCACTCAACCCCAAATGGTCCCAGCAACAACAAAATTCTTTCAAGTGGCTGGCGGTATTACTGGAAGAAAAATATGCTGGTGAAATTACCATTTCGGCGGAGTCTTCAGAGAACCAGTAATTCTTCCCGGTAGCTTTCCTTTGTAGGTTATCCACACATTCTGCGCCTCTAAAATTATGGGGCGCTTTTCCGGCGACAGCTCATCCCCTTCACATAACCCGGCAGCAACATCCAGGAAGACCTGTCTGATGCTCCTTCTGGCTGCTGCCTCATAAAACTCCAGCGCGGCACCTTCAACACGGTCCAGCGAGATGTCCAGGTCAAAAATTTCACCGTCAAAGCGTTTTTTGTCCCGTAACGCTAAAGTTACCGTAACTTTATTCTCAAAATTGCGGATCCCTTTCACAATCAGTTCATAGTTTTGAGTCATTGAATTACTCTCCCCGCGCAGCTTTACGCTTGTCTTCTCTTATTTTGAAGTACAGATTCGTCAGGTAAGTCAGAAAGCCCAGAACCAGACTTCCCAGCACACCAATAGCAGCCCACTGTGATGGACTGACCTGATCAAGCCACTGTAAAAACCAGTAGCCAGCACTGCCTGCGGAGGTGCCGTAGGCAATGCCCGTTGTTAACTTGTCCATGGATTTCAT